ATCTACACAGGCGAAGACACTCTTTCCCTACACGACGCTCTTCCGATCTGCTACCCACGAGCTGTTATGCTTGTGATTGATCCGGCTGAACTTTCGCCTTTTGGTGATAGCCGAGTCCGACTTGCATCACCTAACCAGAACTTTATGATGGCCCTACGTCAGAACGTGGCTAGTACATGGCTTTATAACAGTAAGCCGACAATGGTTAAAATGGGCTTATTCACCGGTGCTACTAACCTTAAAAGCGGTGGGGTGATAAGTTCTACAGATGATAAAGCAAGCATTAAATTGCTAACTCTTGATACCTCTACAGCTCAACAATACCCTAATATTGCTCAAGAGATAACCAAGCAAATTCAGAATATGATGGGTATGAATCCTGGACAGTCGCTTGGTGCAATCGGTGAATCAAAAACTGGTGTTGGTGCTCAGAGCCAGAAACAGGGTATAGATGACGCTATTCAGCAGATTACTAACATTATCCAAGAATTTGTTAGCCAATATATCATTTCAGCACTTGACCTTTACCTATCTGAACAAGAAGGTGAAAGCATTATATATGTTGACGATGCTACTCGTGAAGACATTTTACGACTTAACCCTGATGCCTTCCCAGACCCTATGAACCCTAACGGCCTTAAAGTTGACTGGAAGAAATTATACGATTACATTGAAGAAATTGATGTAACTGTTGATACCACAATGAGTAAGGAAGACTGGACCAATGAAAAACGTGGCGACCTCCAAGACGCTGTAACTGTAATGAGCCAGACAGCGAACCCTAACGACCCTGCCGCTATGGAACGTAAGAAAATTGTTGAAGATAAACTGCTTGATGAAACTGCTCCTGAACTAGCAACAGCACTTAACCAGGTACCAGAAACCCCTGTTATGCCTGAAAGCGGCTTGACACCGCCTATGCAGTAGGTTACATTCATAAGCAGTTATGGCACAGACAGAAGACATACCATACGAAGTAAGCGATTTCGCTACTTCCGAAGACGATAATAAAGCGGCCGATCCGGACCAGCCTAATAAGTCTATTCTTAAAGATATCCAGAAATACCTTAAAGAAGCTATTGCTGAACATAGTTCTGTAGACATGATTGACCTTACTGAAAAGGCCAAAATGACACCGACACAACAGATTGCGGTTCATAAACTTGTTAAAAACCACCTAGAGAATATTAAGTCATCAATAGATAATAAGATAAAGGAGTTAGCATAATGCAAGACGACGATGGATTTGATAAGGCTTTTGGCGTAACCGAAGAGGATTTAAAGCCAGAACCGCCAGCCGCACCACAGGAGCCTAGTAACAATGACGAAGCAAACGGGTCAGAAAATAACAAAACGCCTGAAGGCGGCCAAGCACCGGAAGAGCCTAAAAAAGATGAGGCCACACCTCCATCAGGTGATGAGGGTGAAAAGAAAAAAGAGCCTGAACAGCCTACGCCGCCAGAAACGCCGCCAGCCCCCGAAGAGCCAAAACCTCTAACGCTTGATGACATTAAGAGTGTTATCAATGACGTTCGGACTGAAGAGCGTGTATCTTCTCAGGCCTTAGAAACTACTACTAAAGAAGTGCTTGAGGCTTACTACCCAGATGGTTTATCAAATACATTGGTAGATGAAAATGGTAAAGAGCTTAAAACTCCTCAAGATGTAGTTGATGCTACCAATGGTGAAATGACCACAGAACAAGCTGCTCAGTGGCTTATGAACGAACAGTATAAGCTAGACCAGCAAGTAGCCAGTATCAAAGATAAGGCTAAAGAAATTGCTGAAACTACACTGAACTTCAAGCGTGATGCTATCGCTGCCGTCCAAAAGTATGAACCGTTATTTGCTGCTTATGAGAAGCAGGGCCTACAAAAAAAGGTGTTCGATATAATGATGAAGCAAGTAAAAGCCGACACCGAAAAAAATGTTATCTTATCCGCTCCTGATGTGATGGATCTTTACGACACCTTCTTGGAGCCATATCGGTTGGCATACGAGCATAGCCAGCAACAGCCAGCCACCAACCCTAACACGCCGCCTAACACCCCTCCACCGGCTACACCAGGAGCAGAGGACCGGCTTGATGAGGGCGGTGATGGTGGTTCAACACCTCCGGACGACCCTAACGATTTTGCACAACAAGTTAGTAAAGAATTAGCGAAAGGAGCTTAACATGGCTAAAAACACATTACAAGAACCAAAGGGAGTACCATTTTTCAGTATTAGGAGTGGTGATACTCACTATGCAAAAATGGAAGCTCAGATACAGGCTTATATCAATAGCTCAGATATGGGTATTAATGCTTCTCGCGACCAAGATTTTGGTTGGCGTTTAGGCCCTGAATGGGTTAAAAAAGTAAAAGCATACCGACGTGATGAAGCTAAAATGGAGCGTTTAACCGACAAGAATGGCGGTAAACGACCAACTGTACCTCAAATTCTGTATGCTATTTACGGTGAACAAGTTCGTAATTATTACCAACGGAAGGAAGAGGAATCTGCACCGTTTGAAGACCAGTATCAGCAAGAAATTTCTGATAGGCCAACACCTCAATTAGTTGAAGTTGATGACGAAGATGAAGTTACTCCTACTCCTCCAAAAGAGGAAAAGCCAAAAGCTAGTAGTAAGAAACAGTAACAGTATCAGACTGATAAGTTGATTGGTTGTTTGATTGGGCGAGCAAAAACTCGCCCTTTTCGTTCCAGAAGAATTGCAGAGCAGTAGCCATATAGCGTAGTGCATCAGCAATATGACTCTGAGATTTATGATCCGGACCAGCGTAATTACCCGTTTCGGGGTTAAACTTACGCTTATATTGCCTTAATCTTCGGTGAAAGGTTCCGGTTGTACCGGCGTTAATAAGTGTCTTTGGTAGCCAATCTTCAACATAACCAATACCGATACCCACACCTTGACGCTTGATAACAGAAGCATTTGTAATACCTTCACTGATAAGTGTGTTGAGCCGGTTTACGCCGTCATTAAGACTAGCTACCGTACCGTCATGTGGTAAGAAGTGCCAACCATACAGATATGGTCTTTGTCTAAGTTTAGGAATCATGGTTTTAATGTTTGAACCAGTTTCTTCAATGATGTCTATAATTCGTGGCCTACCGTTGTAATACTGGAAGAATAATACAACCATAGAATCAGCTTTACCTAAGTCCCATGCAGTATAAACATGATAGTTCTTATTGTAGCCCCATTCGCCAATGGTACCGTCTTTGTCTTTCGCACTCATTATCTGGCCGTAGTAGCTGGCGTTTGAGGACTGGCCCCAATCAAGCATCATTTCTTGCTTAAATTTGAAATCACTACCATTACGAAGAATATAACCCTGGCGGCTTTTCTCTAGCTGTTCTTTGGTCATGTAGTGTGTTGCATCAACATAGCACGTATATTTGCCAGGAGTCTTTTTAAAGCGGTAGTGCATACGTCGCATTGTTTCACCGGTGATACCATCAATCTTTGGTGTACCAGTGTAAATGAGTTTACCACCGTTGGCTTCAATAATAGGTGATACCACGTTAACAGCTTCAATTGGCATATCAGCAAACTCGTCAAACCAGTATTTCTTACCGTTGGCACCACGCAAGGCTTCTGTGTTGGTCGAACCAAGTACCATGAATACTGAGCCGTTAATTAGCTCGATACGCATATCGTCTTCAGTGTGACCTTGCCGAGCGATAAGTGATCTAGGGATATGTTCGATGGTCTTAAAACCATCATTTTCAATGTTATTCCAAAAGTTACGGAAACCAATTTTGGCCGTTGGATAAACGAGTACAATAGTCTGAACTTCTCGAACCAGGTCTGGCACGATACATTCACTGAATACCCCTGTTGTTTTACCACCACGACGGGCAATAACTAGTAAAAGCTCATCAATATCTGGGTCATTATAATTCGCAACAATTTCTTGTTGATAGTCCCTAAGAGGGAGTCTATGAGCTGGCAATTGCATAATGCTATTGTAACACTCATAACACTCATGCTATATTTAAGTCAAGCAGAAGACGAGACAAATATATTTAAAATTGAAAGTAGGATAATTTTATGGCATCTGAGTATGGCATCAAAACCAGTTCCATTCTGGACGTGCCTTTAGAAAAGGCTTCATATGTTGCTCGTCACCTTAACGCTAACGGAGTAGAGTTTACCTCAGCTCAAACTGTTCGTATTCTCAACTACGATATTAGTGGTGGTTCATTGGGTACTTACGATGAAACAGCAATTTCACAAACTGTAACTTTGGCGGAAACTGATAAGCAAGATATGACACTTGCTTACAACAAGTACAAATTCCTCCGAATCCAAGATACGCTTGAGCAGGACACTCCAGTAGCATCTTTGGCTAGTAAATTTGCTCGAACATGGGTTTACGAGAAGTTTATCCCAGACTTCGATGCTTACGCCCTAACCAAGATTATTGCTGCTCGTCCGGCTGCAAACAAAGTGTTCTGGAATAGTTCAAGTGATAGCATTAAACTTAAGTTCTTTAACACTGTATCAGTTGTAAAACGCAACGGTGGTTCTCCAAGCAATATGATTGCATGGATCCCTTACGCTATTGCGGATAGCTTTAAAGCTCTTGTAACCAGCTTCGATGGTTCAGACAAAGGTTATACTGCTGGTAAGAACGGTGTTCTTCGACCGGTTGATGGCGTGATGGTTGTTGAAACAGATGATCACTTGTTCCCTGCGAACATGGACGTTGTTATCTGCGACAAGCGTGCTGTTGTGAAAGCTGTACCAAAAATGGACCCTGCAAAGGGTAAAGGTATGAAGCTCATCCCCGACGTACCTGGTCACGGTGGTTCAGAGTTGCAGCTTCGTGCTCGTGGTGATGTGTTTGTCTTCGGCCTTAAAGCTGATGCAATCGCTACACTAGAAGACTCAAACTCCTAATCTAGCGATTAAAAGCATAAAGGGGATATTCATTTATCCCCTTTTTTGTTGTATCATTAAGCTATGGACCCATCTATAGACGCAATCAAAGCAAGTGACGGATCTGGCAACGCCAGTATTGCTACCGTCCAAAGTGTACGGTCCGGCGGTGCAACCACAATTGTTGTTGATACTGTAGCCGGAATTAATACTAACTTTTATGCAAGTATGGGTACTCCCCATACATTTACTGACCCTGTAACAGGTGAAGATATCACAATTATCTCTGAAGCTACAGCAGTAGACTTTAGAGGTCATGTTGACGGTTCTAATCTTGAGATTGATGAAATAGCCCCTGGCTATACTGATAACGGTAGTGCAGTTGGTGATATTGTAATTATCCGGCCA